TAGGTACATATGTACATATATCTCTCTCTAACTTTTCATCATAGTCTACTACGACTTTAGATGCAGAGAATCTGTCAAGAAATGCTGCGTCCATATAATTTCTACCAGCATATTCTATAGAGCCATTACCCCATGTGTTACCCGCAACCATACATACAAAGTCCTGATGTCTTTTGGCTGTAGGATTGTCTTTTCTGTTTGGTACAGACATAGAGCCATTAGCTAATGCTGAGTTTACAACCAGCATAGTGTTAGCGTCTGCTGCGTCTATCTCGTCAAACAAGAATACACCGCCATTCTCATAGCAGTCTACAAAGTCAGACTTTACATACGTGCCGTCAAATAACATACGTCCCAGTAAGTGAGCCTCTGATAGACCTGCACTACATGATATATGTTTAAACTTTAAGTTCATAGCTTTAGCCACTTGATTACACATGTGTGTTTTACCAGAGCCAGATGGCCCTGCAATAAATACTTGACGTTCTATTTGTGCGTAATACAACACATCTTTAAATACTTTATGTTGTTTACCTTCAATTGTTACGTCTATACGACCAGGAATGCGTACTAGAGTAGGCTTTAGTTTAGCCACCTCTTTCTCAACTTTAGCATTAATTTGCTTATTGATGAGTTCTTCACGCTGACCTTCAAGCATACCTTGTACAGCGTTACTAATTACAGCACCCAAGTCAAGACCTAAGTCAATTTTCATTTGGTTTCCTTCCATAGTTTCTTTTTTAGTTTTAGTTTTAACTTTTTCTTCGACAACTTCGACGTCTTCGAATAAATCTTTTGGTTTGTTTAATTTTTCTATTTGTTCTATAAGTTCGTTATAGTCTGGATGATAATCTATTATGTATGAAATCATAGCATTTTTAGGCGTTCTATTAACCTCAACATATTCTTGTTCACACCAATGTTTTATATTAACATTACTTCTAACTATTTTTCTTAACTGATCAACGTTAAGTTTTTCTAATTTATCTTTAATTTCTGCACTTTCCATATTAACTAAAAATGTTTTTAAATTGGTTAAATAAATCTTTTAACTATGAGTTAGGTTCATTGTTTTCAAAGCTTCCTACTTTCCAAAGACTTACAGTTCTGTTAGTGTCTTTGTCTTTGTAGTCACCTGCAAAAGATATAAGATCTTTCTCACGTAATTCTTTGACACGTCCTGTAACTCGATTGATGTCCCAGTCCAGAGACTTGGCTATCATTCTATTTGTACATTTACCTAGTGTCATTATTGTGTGATACACTTGCGATTGTCTTCTTGACAATGTGCCTTCTTCTAATAATTTGTGGTAGCTGTCTACCGATTTTGGATTTACCATAACTATCTAATTTTATTAATTTTATTTAATTTGTTTTCTATATTTCTAACGGCATCTATGTAGCCTATTATGTCATTGGTGAGCTTGCTAGGTTCTAAATATATTAGACAATCAATAAACAACACAGTAGAATCATCTATTAGTTCTGTTATTATACCTATATAAGCTTCACATTCTTTTTGAGATAACATTTCTGCTTCTTTCAAAGCACCTTGTGCTTCTGTAAGTTGCTTTTGTAATATTTCAATTGCTATATCCATTACTTTGATTTTTTACCGTAAACATATTTGTTAATACTAGTGAATACAAATCCAGAGATTAGACCTACGAACAATGCACCTTGTGTGCCAGTTGTAGACGTAAGTAATATTATACCTGCTGTGTATAGCAAGTCTATTAATAGTCTCATAGTTGGGTTACGTAGCGCCCACTCTGCTTTTGTGTCCTTTAACATCCAGTACACGCCAAAGGCTGTACCTACTGCTGATAGTAATACCATATTATTCTACTTTTTTATTGGTTAAACGTTCTTCTTCTTGAGATTTTTTATAGCGTTCTAGGTTTTCTTCCATACGCTTAAATCTCTGCTCTTGTCTAATAGCTCCTAATAGTATTGTTAGAAACCATATTGATAGTATAAATAAAAATGATACTATCATTAACTGTACTTCATTCATAAGTTCAAGTTTAGAATTGATTATCCCATCTATAAGCATAGTCATCTCGAACTAAAGACAGGAACTTCCAGTCTTCTAATTGTTCTTGTTCACCATACTCTCTGACAGTAACATCAATTGGTTTATAATTCATTATAGTCTTAGGCTCAAAGTCTTTAGCTTTGAGAAATTTGTACGTCCAAGTACCTGGTACTTTAATGACGTGGTAACCAAAAATTGTTTTCACAATATTTATTTAGATGATTAATAATTTGTTTTAATGCAACTTTTGTTTTAAACGGGACTTGCATATGTCCTAAAAAACCCCGAACTTTGGTGGGTGAGTGGTCTACTATTACTTATTAGTATTAAACTTCTAAATAACAAATAGACAGTTATACCACTTACAGTTCAAGGTATTACAGTTCTAAATTACTGATAATCAAACAGTTATACTCTACTCTTATCTAAATCATTACAAAATAGACAGATTATATAGGGTATTAGATAATATCTTACTCTTAAACGTTTATGCAAACATTTTAAGGGCAGAAAATATCTTTTCTACTTGTTTATTGTAGATTTCTGTAGGATTGTTAGTAACTTTTTTAGCTTTATTACTTATTACAGTGTAGCCTTTATCTATTAGATATTGCTTTTTGTAGTTAAAGTGTTTAAGCTTTAGTTTATTACGAGTATCAATCTTATTGATCTCATAATTAATGTCAATCTTCTTGTACTTCATGATTAAATAGTTTCTATAGAATAGTTTTTATATCTATTTCTCATATTCATATACTTAGACTTAGTAGTAAATACAAAGTATCTATTACCTCGTTGAGAAATCTTAGAGAGTGTTATGACAGGATTGTCTATGTTACCCATTGATTTCATATATTCTATGAGTGTCTTGACATTTCTTTTCTGAAGGTTATCCCATACTGATTCCATTCTCTTTGGTAAGTCTGAATAGAAATGTACTGGAAGGTCTTCAGTTTCTTTAAAATTAATGTCTGACAAATGAGCTTCAATATAATTGATGCCATCGTAGTCTTTCTTCAGTGTCTTAGACATCTTGAAGAATTCTTGGTAGTTAGCTAGTATAGTAGTTCTACTAATAGCTGTTCTAGCCGATTGATAATGATTTAAATAGTTCACTTTAAAATTGTTTTAAAAAGTTAATTAATTGCGTCTCGTACTTACTTATTATTACTGCGAGACATAACAGTAATATAGATTGAATAATATACTCCATAATTATTTAGTTAGTTCTATATAAATTCTTTTAAGTCGTGTAGCTTTTTAAGCAATTCTGCGTTCTCTAACATTGCATCGTTGTTACGCATTTGTTTATCAACATAGGTATCGAACTTACTTTTTACTTTAAATCTATCTTTTAGTTGTAACATTTTATGTGAAGAGATATACATTAGCTTAGTGTAAAAGGCTGCGTCAGTTCCTAGTTTAGTTCCTATAGCTTTTGATAAAGAGTAATCGAAATTACCCATTGACCTATCAAATCCATCTGATACACCATCCGTAAATGACTCTTGCTTGTGCTTTGCGTATGCAATAGCTTTTTTGAAATTGTATTTAGACATAACGTTTTATGTTTTGTGGGCATTATGTTGCCCTGATTAGAATTGAACCCCCGTACAAGGATTGACAATGTGTGAGGGGGCGTACACACATATAGCATCCCTCATTCTAAAACGCAAAAAATTTTTTTTCATAGCTTTGTATTATGAAAGATGTATATGTTGTAGCTGGGGGGCCTTCTTTGAAAGGATTTGATTTTAGTAAGTTAGAGGGGGAGGATAAGACATGTATAGCCGTAAATCATTCATTTTTATTTTGTAAGCCTGATTATATATGTTGGATGGATGATGATTTTTACAAACAATATCTTGGCAAACTAGAAGATACAGGAGCAACATTAGTATATAGACCTCAAGAAAAATCATCGCCAAAGCCTGATAAAAACAAAACTAAAGTATTTACCGTAGAAGAATTTATTAGAGATTATAATATGCCATACGATACTTTTGCTTTTAGCGGTATGCTTGGAATATATATAGCTTTATGTTTACAGACCTTAAAAAAATATAACAACATATATTTATTGGGTATGGACGGCAATACAACAAAAAAGTTTGAAGACTTGCATTTTCACAAACAACATTACGAAGACAATATGTTTGACCCAAACTATTTAGAAAATGAATTTCCGTTTAATAGAATTGTAATGCAGCAAAGAAATGCTATGACTAGCTTTTGGAAGTTTTTACAAAGAGAACAAAGTAAATACAAATACAACTTAAATAAAGTCTACAATTTAAATTTAGAAAAAGGATATAAGGAGCATAATAAATTAAATCCTAACAAAGTATTTTTATGAACATCAATTTAGAAAACGGTAAAATAATGTGTGCAGATAACGGTCTGTATTGTATAGAAAAATATTACAACGACTTTGGTTATCTGTTAGAAGACTTTTACGAAATAGCTCCTAAAATAATAGAAAACGACTTTAACATAATAAATCACAAGTATTTTGTAATAGATAAAGAAGAGTTCAAATTTATGCTTAGAATTTATTTAGAAGGAAAACGTTAACTTTGCAATATGTATTTATTAAAGGTGAGCAAAAAGGGTAGTATCCATAAAGATGCTGATAGCGTAACGCTTGTGCCAGAATTTAAAAAACTGCTTGCAGCAGAGGGTATGGGTGAGACAGCTATGAAATGGGTGGCGTTAATGCACGACTATGAAAGCCCATATAGATATTTGTCTATAGATGAAAGAGCAAAAGCAGTTAGCAAAGATTTATATAACGATTTTAGTTGGAAGGGTGCTAACAAGCCAGTATTAAAGGCTGCTGTAGAAAAATATAAAAAATTACAATTTGATCCTCTTGACGAACAACTTATAGCGTTTAATGCAAAAATTGATCAGTTTACTAAATATATGAACAGTATGATTATTAATGACGACAATGCAGAGAGTTTACAGAAATTAATGATTGGTATAGAAAAGATATTAAAGACACGTCAGACTTTGTTAGACGTAATAGAGCGTAGAGGTGAAAGACAAAAGATTGTTGGTGATAAACAAATGTCATTTTTAGAAAACAAACTAAACAGAGACCAAGATGCATGATGTACAAAAGTACAGGCCTGTTGTAAACAATGGACATCCAGATTTAAGTCCAGACTCTATATCATACCAAGAGTACTGGGAGCAAGAGCGTGATAGATGCATAAATGGTTATAAGCCTAGAGGTATGGATAAAATATCAGGCAAATACTACTTTTATTTAAATTACTTTAAAATATTAGGTAACTCTGGCGAAAGAGGTAATCGTAAGACTTTAATTAGTCCTTGGTACAGAGAAATGGATAAAGAGTACTTTGATTTGTTTGAAACGTGCAAGGACGAAGAAAAAGGTATGATAGTTATAAAAGCCAGGGATAAAGGCTTTAGTTATATGAACTCTGGTCTATTGGCGCACGAATTTACATTCTTTCCCTTTAACGATGTTGGTGTAGCAGCTGGACTGCAATCATCAGCTACATCATTCTTTAATAAAGTAAAAAATGGACTTAATAATATTCATTCTAATTTTAGACATTCCTCTTTACGTGATACTGACGAAATATATAAATCAGGGTACAAAGTAAAAAACAAAGACGGTAAATGGGAGGTAGGCGGTTATCAGTCGCAGATTATATGCAGAACAATGGATAACCCTGAAGTATTTAAGGGTGAGCGTCTAGGTGTTATGGTATTTGAGGAAGCAGGTGAGTTTAAACGTCTTAAAAACGCATACATGTCTTCCAAAGCATGTTTTATGGACGGTGATATACAATATGGCGTTCCTGTTATTGGTGGTACGGGTGGTGACATTACTAAGTCATCTAAAGACTTTATGGAGATGTATTACAACGCAGACGCGTTTAATCTTATTCCTATGTTTATTCCTGCCAGTAGAGCGTACTACGGATTTTATGATATTCAGTCGGGAATTGAAGATGAGCCTGGAGCTAGAAAAAAACTATTAGAAGACAGAAAGAAAGTAGAAACCGATCAAAAAGCATACAACCTTCATTTACAAAACTACCCTATGTCTGTAGAGGAGGCTTTTTTAAACACTAAGTCTAGTAGGTTTGACATTTCTCGTATTAACGGGCAACGTGCTAGAATTATGTCAGATTCTAAGTTTAAAGGTCAAATACAAAAAGGTAACTTACATTGGACTGTAGACGACAACGGCTTGGAAGCCGTGGAGTTTGAACCACACCCACACGGAAAATTTAAGATACTCGACCATCCGCGAACCAACTTCGTTGGTTTAGACGTGGGAGGGGTAGATAGCTATGATCAAGATCAAGCAGGGGCTAGTACGTCTGAGGGGTGCGCAATGATATATAGAAGGTTTTTAAATGTAGACGAGCCAGGTGATTATATAGTGGCAGAATATACAGACAGGCCTGAAAGAAAAGAAGACTTTTATGACGGCGTTTTAAAACTTGCAGTGTATTATAATTCTAAAATGCTAATAGAATATACTAAAATAGCAATCATAGATTATTTTAAAAAAGAAGGTATGCAAAAGTATTTAAAAGAAAAGCCTGCGTCTGCACACAATATAAAAACATTGACAAGAAATACATACGGAGTACATATGAATAAGCAAGTTAAGTCATACATGGAAGACTTAATGGATGATTACATTAGATCGTCAGTTGCAGACATATGGTTTTATGAATTACTCGAAGAATTGTCGTTTTATGGACAGCGCAACACAGACCGAGCTATAGCGTTTGGATTGTGTTTGTTACATAATAATGATAATTATAGACGTAAAGTTTTGGATGCAGAAGAAAAAATTAGTAAAGAATCCTTGGGATTTCGTAAATTTGCAATGAATAGTCAAGGTATACCTAAAAAAATCAAATAAATGTATAATACAATTACATTTCCTAAACAGCTGTTGTTAGACAGTGAAAAAACAGAAGAATGGTGTGAAGCCATGATAGATGCTATAATGAGTACTATGAACACTGATGATTCCCCATTAGTACATTCTAGACTTGATGATATTAGAAATTACAACATTTATAACGGGCATGTAGATGTAGATGAATATAGGTATGTAACTGAGCAGTATGGAGCTGCTTATCCAGCTAAGTTAGTAAACTATCCTATTATTAGCCCTAAGATAGATTTACTTATGGGTGAAGACTTGACTAGACCTATAAATAAAAAAATATCTACAATAAATAAAGAAGCTGCCGTTAGAAAGATTGATGCTAAGTTAGCCATAGAAATTAAAAAGCTAATAAAAAATCAAATTGAAGAAATGAAGCAAATGGCTCCTGCTGATTTGCATATAAAAATGGACGACGTTCCTATGCCAGACGATGTAGAAAAATACATGATGTATAACTACAAAGAGGCAGATGAAGAAATTGTAGAAGATGGTTTAGATTATATAATAAATAAATATAATTTAAA